AAGAAAAGACCCCGGAATCATCGATTCCGGGGCCAATTTTGTGTTTTTCAGGCCTCAAGGCTGTTTCTGAGGCGATTTTCGCTGATTTTGAAGGGCTTTTTCGAATTCCACCGTCACCAGAGCCTGCAAATGACTGTCGAAGACGTATCCGGGGAGCGATTCGACCTTCTGACGGCCATCGAAGCGGATCGTGCCGAAACGATGCCCCTCTTTGAGGTCGAGAGCACGCGGCCAGCCACCGTCGCCGACGCCCATTTCGACGACACCGGCGTCAGAGGTCTCGACGAGGAGCGTAGCATGGCCAGCGGCCGGTTCCGGCTCCCAGAGCATCATCTGCATGTAGGCGCCGCCTTCGCCAACCTGGTTGAGACGCCATGCCAGCGACAGGACGAAGTCCTCGCAGTCGCCACAGAGATTATCCGTCGAGCGCTCTTCCTCCCACACATCCTCAAGTGGAGCGAAGCGGACGAAGTCGTCGCGGTATTCAAAGTCCATTCGCATCAGGGCGTCAATAGCCTTGACCTCGGTGAGCGTAAGCTTGCCCCCCGCTCCGCCGGTGCAGATCAGGGCCGGCGCGACGCCGGAGTGCTTCTGGCAAAGATCGACCAATTCGGAGGCGTCGATAGCCGGAGACCACTTCGGTTCGGCCTTTTTGCCTGATTTATCAGGCTCGGCAGCCTGACCGGTGACCAGAGGGACGACATTTTCGACAGCCCAACGCTCCAGAGGCGTCAAGGTGGGGCATTTGGCGGAGACGGCCGTGCCGGTGAAGAGGAGAGAGGCCGCCAGGACGACCGAGATGAAAAACTTACGCATTACTGTATTCCCGACTTGATTATGTCGTGAATTCTGACATATATCACCGCAATGTCGAGAAGTTTCATCTGCTATTCAGATTAGCCAAGGCCACTGAACAATGAAAATGCAAAATGATTCTCAAGGAGGCTCATTTTTACTCAAATCTTGACCCGGAGGGGGGCTTGGGTCCCCTGGCCTCCGGAAATAATTTTTCAAAATTCGATTGACCACGGATTCGCCGACGGGTGGCCGGAAAAAATTCAACCTAGGGAGGTGGCCTTGGGTCCCCGACACAACCTAAAAGCGAATTTCAAATGCCGGCGGGCGTCTAAAATTTGGGCGGACCCCCTGCCAAATAAATAGGCAAAGGGTCCGCCGCGCCTAGTCGATGGCGAGGGAACGGGCGCCGAGTGCGCGAAGTGCAGCAAGGAAAAAGTCGGCGCTAAAGCTTCCGCGCGATAGTTTATTGCGCAAGGCCTTTTCCGTTGCTTGCCAACCGTGACCCTTTAAGAGGTGAGCTAGCATCTCGTAAGTAACGTCTCGCTTGACCATCTCAGCGCGCAAGTATTGCCGCGCGCTAGTCATCTGGCGCGGTCTCGCATGGGTGAGCGCGCGCGAAGGTCGGCGCCCGCGTTGATGGCGGCGCCGATCACTGGCGCGACGCAAGCGGCGATGCACGCCAAGGCGAGCAAGGCGAGCGCGTGAGCTTGCGCCCATTGGGTTAGAACGGTTTGCATCGTTCGACTCCTAGTCAGAGGGAAGGAAACGGCGCCCGCTTGCGCGGGCGCCGTAGGGTTAGGCCTCTAGGGCGATGAATAGGACGATACCGCCCAGGGCCGCGCATAGGCCAACTACAACCGCCAGCACGCCTAGAGCTTGCAGCACAACGGACTCGACGATGTTTGCGCCAAGGCCTCCGCCCATGGCCACGCCAAGGCCTGCGATGTGAAAGCCCAAGGCGGCGCCTTGTTTAAGTGCGTGATGCGGCGCCCGCTTGCGCTTGGCTTTGTGCGGCGAGGCATGAATGCCGCGCGGACCGGAAGCGGCGATAATTGAGGTAAGCATGGGTCTAACCTTTCGGGGTTTAGGCGGCGCCGTGAAGGCGGAGCCAAAGGGTTAAAGCGGCATAGGCCAAGGCAAGGCCTAGGCCGAGTTCGGGAAGGTAGAACCGCGCGGCGTTAGCCGCGCGGTTCGATAGGCGTTTAACCATCGTTGCAAGCCTCCAGAATGAGCGGGGACGGCTCGAACGGTATCGACTCGACCTTGGGCAAGGTCGACTCCTTGGAGGCCTCTAGGGCGCGCTGTCGCCGCTCTTCCGCATGGGCCAGATACACGCCAAGGGCGCCCATGGTAAAACCCAGCTTGGCGACTAGGGCGACAACTATCGACTCAAGTCGAAAGCAGGCTGCGACTAGGTCTAGTGAGGCGCCGCCAAAACAGACGTGCTCACAAATGCGCCGCGCGGGTGTAATTTGAATAACCACGCTAACGCTTCGAAAAGTGAACCGGCGAAACATGGGCGAGTCCTTTCTCTCTATGCCGGTTCGGCGCCCGCGTTAGTGCGGGCGCCGTAAGCTTTACTTAGGCGTAAGCGGCGAAGCGTTGACGTTGCTTGGCGCGCCTCGCTTCGCGGCGATCATGGTCCGATTGCCAAGCGGACTCGCTGGCGCCGTTCGCCGCGTCAGCCAAAAGCCGCGCCTCCGAGTCGGCTTGCGCGTCAGCCTCGCTCGCCCAGACCAGCGGCGCCGCCTTGCTTGGAGTCGGTTCGATGAAGTGCGCGACTCCGTCCGAGTCCGTGACCATGACAGCGACTTGACGGCAAACGCGGGCGAAGTCGCCAGCGATGGCGAAAAGGCGCGCCAGTCGTTCGCCGGACCATTGCGCGGCGATCTCATATCGCCGCGACTCTTCCGTTTGAACGGTTTGGGTTTTTAGGTCGGTCCAGCCGCCGACAACATCGACGCATGTCCAACCGCCGAATTCGGTAACAAGCGCGTTGCGGAACAATTCGTGTTCCGTTTCGAGGCCGACTCCTTCGTTGTCTTTCTTTGGCAAGATGACAGTCGCAAATTTCAGCATGGTCCGAGTCCTTCGTTGCTAGGGTTGCGAGGCTTAGCGCCTCCTAAGGCGTCCGGTTCGATTGAACCGGGCGCCCTAAGCGAAGCTAAGCGGCGTTCGCCTTGGACCGGCGCCAGCCGCTTACAGCGGCTTCAACGTCTGACCAGTTGCGCATAGGCAAGCCGCGCATTTGGGCGAAGCGAAGCCCGTTCCAAAGCGCATAGTGCAGTTCTTTCGGAAGCGCGGCGCCGTTGAAAGTCGCGTTATCGAGCGCGGCGAAAAGCGCGTGGTGAAACGTCTCGCCTTGCGGGATGGCGGAAAGTTCAACCGGCGCCGCCTTGGCTTGCGCCTTGGCGTTCATCCGATAGCCGACTCCATGGATAGTTTCGATTCCATGGGCGCCGTCAGGCGACGCTTTTTGCAGCGCTTTCCGAACCTGACAGATTTTTGTGTCGACGAGCTTGCGGCCGGAAATGTCATCCCGAACGCGGATAGCGACGAGCAAGTCGCCGCGTTCGATCACTTCGCCCGCATTTGCCGCAAGGGCGCGAAGCAAGGCGGTTTGTTGATCGGTCAAAATGACCGGTTGACCGTGAAAGGTCACGTTGTCGCCCGCGATTTTGAGCGGACCGACTTTGATTTGCTTGGCCATGGCCTAGCCTTTCGTTTGAGGTGGAACCGGCGCCGCTAGTGGTGAATTCCAAGCGGCGCCGGTTAGAAGCTAGGAAACCGCCCTAGCGCGGGAACCGGAAGGAACGGAAAAATCAACGCATGTTCCGGTCGCGTCTTAAGTTCAGTCACCGGATTAGCGCCACGGGTCGACCGCCAACCGGCCTAGGTCCGAAGGCCTAGGCCAGTTGGCGAGCTTCGCTCGCACGTTCCGGCTTAGTCTCGCGTCGGTCTTACCCGGTTGCGCGTATGCCCCAAATCGCGGCGGAGGCAGTCACCTGAATTGACTCCAACATAGAGGCGAATCGCGTGCGGTCAACGCTCTAATGACACGAAAACACCGATTCTCACGCTTTCGTGATAACTGCGAGGCTTTCGCCCCATATTCGAGACCTTCGCCCGGCCTTTGCACCTAGAATGCCTCTAGAAGCCTCCAGGATGGCCTAGGACGGGCGGAAGCTGTCCCGTGAGTGTTGACACCTAGAAACGCGACTCGGGGCATGGGTGCCAAAATCAAGGTTTGCGACCGTGAACAAATGCGGATTTCAGATCACAAACGCGTGAGATTTTGATCACGAACGCGTGATAAGCCGGTTTTCTTCAATGTTTTCAATGGGCGTAGCCCAATCGAGCAGATTTTGGCCCGATCTCGATAATACCAGGGAAGGCGCCCAGGTGCGCCCAGGCGGACCGGCGCCGGTAAGGTAACTAGCGGCGAAGGCGCCGCGCGCGGCGCCGGGTACAGTCACCTTACTGCGAACGATTCTCAATCAGGTAACTGGCCCGGCCGGGCGCGCGGGCGCCGGCGCGCCCAGGCGCGAGCCCGCCAGCGCTCGCCCGAGAACGCGCGCTAGACGAAACGCTCGCCCGTCAAAACTTGCTCCCGTCAAAACGGGCGCTCGTCAAAATGAGCACGCGTTAAAACGCCTGCTCGTTAAAACGAACAGGCGTTAAAACGTCAAAAAGTTGAGGCGAATTTTGGCGCGTCAGCGCGCCAGGGGATGGCCTTGATACAGATCGGGACGAGACGCCTCCAGGGCCGCGTTGTCCTCGGCGAGCTTCTCGGCCGCCAGCTTGGCCTGTTCGACCTTGTAATCCTCCACGAAACCCTTGAGGGCGTCGCGGCCGTTGGCCAGGGCGCCGTCAACGCGGTCATAGTTCCCCAGGAAGCCACCACAGGAGTCGACCGTCTCGCCATCAGGGTCTTTGATGATGTAGGCGTAGACGTTGCCGTTGCTGTAGTCGGTGAATGACTCGGCGACGCCTTTGGCATGTTCGAGCAACGTCTTGGCCTCGCCCCAGGCTTCGCGGCGTAGAGCGATGAATCCGGCGCGGCCGGAGTCGCATTCGGCGTGACCTTGCGGCAGATGCCCGTAGAAGGGATTGCCGCTCTCGCTGACGCGGTAGACGATGCCGCTGTGGTCGTAGGCGTAGAGGGGCGCGACATACCACGGAAAGGTCTCAGGGTCGAGGCGATAGGCAGCCTCGAACGCTTGCGCATCATTGACGTCGCTCAGATCGTAGACTTCGCCGCAGATCGTGAGGCGTGCCTTGGCAGCCGGATTGTTGTAGCGAGAGCTGAAGACGGCGATCAGAACATCGTCATCGTCGTCATAGGGGTTCTCGTCGTAGAACTCGTCCTGGATGACTTGCAGGACGAAGCCGGATTCGTCTTTGACGGTTTCGGCGACATAGGCCATGTGGTGGGTTCTCCTGGATTGCTGTCGAGGATCGCAATCTATGGCGCCAAGCTTTTTCTGTCAACAGTTTCGGGACAACGGATTTTAGAATTTCAAGGGTCCCTGATTTCAGGATTCTGGATTTTAATTTTGAGGGTCCCAGGATTAAAAATTCTAGGGACCCTATCTGAAAATTCTCAGGGTCCTAGTTAGGTAAATTCCAAGGGTCCCAGAGTTACCTTACTGGATTTTGAAGGGTCCCCGTGTAGTTACCTTACCGGTAGATATGAAGAAAAACGCCCGAACCTGTATAGGTCCGGGCGTCTGATGGTTTAGTTGAACAACGCCCCGAGAAGTAGCAGTGCGCCTATAGCAACCGCGATGTTCTTGGGGAAGAATGTTTCAAAAATACTCATGTTTTCCTTTCTGTTACTGAATTCTAACCGATAGGTGTGACCTGATAGTCATCGTCGGCATCGGCCGGCGCCTCCGTGACGGAGAACTCCGCAGGATTGCTCAGATCGAAGGGGCCGAAGATTTTCACTCGACGAAGATCGCAGTCATCCTCGTCCCGAACATGGAAGAAATTGGCCGCATCCAGTGCGGCTTGAGCGGGCGTAGTGGCCTCATCGTTAAGCCAGATGTTCTCTTGGCCAACGAAGTGGGCGCCGTCGTAGAGTTTGGCGATATAGAATTTGGTGGGGGTGGTCATCGGTCCTCCTATGTCAGGGATTAAGGTCAGGCGTCGCCGTCGGCGCCGCAATGCTCGCAGTAGCAACGGCCTTCGCCGTGCCAGCGCTCATCGTCGCCGCCGTAGGCCGTGCCGGTGTAAACCCAGCGGTGGCCGGTAGGGGAGGTGCAGCCGTCGTCCGGGCCGTCTTCGGCAGCCGACTCGTTGTAGCGGTCGTCATCGTCGCCTCGGTCGTCGAACTCATCGCCTTCGTGGCGATAGTCGTCGGCCTCGTTCTGATTGATAACATCCCATTCGTCCGGCTCCCAGGAGTCGTCGAAATCGCCAAAGTTGCTCATTGCACGTCTCCCACGATCAGGCAGATGTCGAGCGCGCAGTGGGCGACTTGGGCGAGCGTATGCTCGTCCAGGTGCTCAAGGTCGGGCTCGGCGACGCGGATGGTGTCTTCAATCGCCTGGATGTCAGCAGGCGAGGTGCGCCCCGTGGCGCGACTGATGATTTGTTGTACGGTCAAGAGATGGACTCCTGGTTGCTGTCGAGGCTCCAGATGTAGGATGTCATGAGAGTGTTGACAAGCGAAAAGTGACATGCCGGAGCGATTTTGTTTGCGAGACATTCGCGATTAGGTGACAGGTCCGGGCTGGCTGGTAAGGTAACTGCCCGGCGGACGGTAAGGTAATTTGCGTGGGTCCCGGCCGGCGCCCAGGACGATGGTAGTTACCTTACCAGTGCGGGGCAAAGAAAAGGGGCCTTGCGGCCCCTAGTCAAACTCGCCTTTGTCGTGCGGTCCAAACGGAGCATAGGAGCATTGGGTCTCGTCGCCGATGGGATGCCAGCGAGTGGCGTGCTTACCCCATCCCTCGAATCGATAAGCAAGGTCGGCGCCTTGCCTTTCGTTGCCGATCCAACAAAGGACCTCGCGCCATTTTGGTTGACGGCGAGAGCCTTTGTTGACTTCCAGAACCCAGCGCATCAGGCGGCGGTCTTTTCTTCGACCGCCTCATCGGACGGCGCCACATCAAACACGCCTTCCTTGCGGGCCAGCCGTTCGATCTCCGCCCATGAGAACTTGTGGCAACCGGCCTTGAAATCGCCGTTGGGCTCGATGCGGTCGACCACGAAATGGCCGACACGGAGCGAACGCCCATTGGACTGGAAGCCCTCGCCCTTCTCGCGGCAAAGCTTGATGAAGCGGAAGGCCTTGACCGCGTGCGACCACGGGACCTCCGCGCCAAGCGAGGTTTGCAGTTGATCGCCGTTCTTGCGGATGTAGGCGCCGCCGTTCTCGTCCTTGCCCCGGAAATAGTTCGAGCCGCCAGCTTGCCACTTCTCACGGTCAGCGCGTTGTTGTTCAACGATCAGCCGGTCCCGTTCACGCTGACAGAAGTGAATCACTTCGTCAAAGAACAGAATTTCCGGGGTGCCGGCCCCGTAACGGTTGCGGAACGAATAGTTCACGTGGCGGCCGAGTTCATAGCGTTCTGTGTCGGTTTTAGCCGCATCCCATTTGGCCTTGAACGCTTGATAGTCGGTGGTGAGTTGGGCCGCCACGGCGCCGGCTTGATCGGCTTCAATCCGCTTAACGAGCGCACGCTGTTCCTTGACGCGCGCGGCTAGCCGAGCGAGGCGCTTGGTGCTCAGGCCTTCGGCCTTGCCGTCGCGCTGCAAACGGAAAAGCTCGGTCGCGAAGTGTTTGGCGCCTTCGATGCCGTAGCTTCCGCGCGGAACGCCGTTGCTGGATTCGCGATAAAGAGCGAACTTCGCTTCGTCCAGATCGGCGACCGTGCGAGCAAGTTCGGCGCGTTCCTTGCGGGCGATGGCGGCCCGCTTGGCGACGGCGCGGTTGGCGGCCTTGACGCCGTTGGCGAGCAGCTTTTTGACCTGTTGCGCTGTCAGGCCGATCAGCGAGCCAATGAAGAGGCCAGCGGCTTCTTCGAGCCGGGACGCATTAGCCGTCAGATAGTCGCGGATGGCGTCGCGGTCGTAAGAGCTGATGGCCGGGCGTCCCTTGGCCCTCGATTCGACGATGGGTTTGATGTTGACCAGCGCGCCGCGAATCGAGGTCAGATTCGGGACAAAGAAAGTAGGCTGGAACACGGCGCGCCAGGCATAGGACTTGTGCTTGCCGGTGCTGGTAGAATAGGTTTCCGTGGTCAGCAAAGCGACGCCATCGATAATGAAGCCGACCAGGAAATGCCGGCCGTAGGAATAGAAGGCGCCGCCTTCGAAGTAGACGGAACCGTGCGAGCCCCGGCCGTAGTCTTGGGTCTGATGAGCCCAGACGTGGGCGCATTGCTCGTTAGAGAAAGTGGTGCGGGTCAATTGAGGACTCCTGTTGCTGTCGAGGCCTCATACATAGATTGTCCGGAGAGGGTTGACAAGCGTTATTTTCGGCCCTAGATAGGTGTCACGCAATGAGAATTCACTCAGCGGAAAGGAGGCCCGTCCCGATCTAGTCCCGAAAGACCTTGATTTTTAGAGAAAACGACCCTGTATTGGAAAACACGGCCCGATATGGGCGATCTCGATCACGCCGGAACGGCAGCTCCTCAAGGAGCGTAGGTCCTGAACTGGGGTTGAGACGCACATATCGGGCTTTTTCGTCGAGCTGGCGGTAAGGTAACTGCCGACCAGGAGAGAGTTATCTTACTTCCAGGTAAAAGAAAAAACCCCAGACCGCGAGGTCTGGGGTTCAATTCTTAGGTGGTGGCTTGCGATGGGATTTGCACCCACTTTGACCCCAACGGGGGTTCTGTTCACTAGAGCAGCCCGCGTAGCCTCATTAGTCCATCCGGCTCACTTCGAAGCTGCCGTCCGGCTGGGTGATCGAGACATAGCCGCAGTCGTAGATGCGGATGGTCTCGTCCCGCAGCTTGCCCTCGGCCCAGAGCTTCAGCGGCGTATCGCCTGGGTATTTGATGTTCAGGTTGGGCAGCACCTTGAACTCAGGGCGTGGGCGCCAGCCACCGCCGTGGGCGTAGTTTTCGTTGAACTGCACCCGCGCCGGCCTGGGATCGCCAGGGCTCAGGAACAGCGGGATCAGGCCGAGATATTCCTCGGTGATGCCTTTCTTCTTCAGGTCGAAACGAATCATGTAGGGGTCTCCGTTGCTGTCGATGAACTCTTGTTGCATGTCCCGAGACCGTTGACAAGCGAAAAGTGACAAGAAAATTCGAGTAAGGTAACTACTGGGCAGGGGAGAGTTACCTTACTGGTCGCAGACAAAAAGAAGGGGCGCCCCGGCCTCTCGACCAGGGCGCCCGCGCGCCGCTTCACTCTCGACAGCTAGCGGTCACGCTGTCTCTAATGGGAACAGGGTCTCGTCGGCCTCGTCATAATAGGCATAGCCTCCGTTCTCGAAATCGACGCAGACCTGCCATCCTTGTTTGTTGTCGAGATGACGGACCTCGCTCACGGCGCCGATGGTGCCGACAGGAAGCTCGATCTCTTCATCGTCTTGGTTGGTGACGAGTACCGCTTCGAGAATGCGGACGCGATCACCGACGCGAAGAGCTTTTGCAGATTCCAAATTCATTTAGTCCTCCAGTTCGAAAGGCGCCAGCCAGTCGACTGAGCCGTCACGTCGCTCCACCAGCGACAGGTTGCCGTTGCGCTCCAGCACCTCAACCGGTTCCCAGTCGAAGTCGTCGTCCAGGGCACAGCCAGGGCGGGGATAGTGATCGCGATCAGGCCTCAAGGGTTTCTCCCAGAATCTGGCCATCATCATTGTCCACACCCATCAGGCGACAGGAGGTGACGTAGTCGGCGCCGGCTTCTTTCGGAATCTGCGTGAGTAGGTCCCTAGCCAGGGCGAACAAGGTCTCCTTGGTCGGCGGGCCGGAATAGGCCCCACAGGTGAGATAGAGGCTCAGGTTCACCTCATAGCGGAGATTAAGCGTCTCCGCTTCAGGCGCGATAGAGGATGTGGTTGCGGTGCTCATCAAAAGCCCTCCTTATGTTCGGCCCCATCGCCGTACGAATACGTCTTGGGGAAGCTGAAAAGGAACTCAATCGCCGCCGCGAAAGGCAGATCGATGGAGATGGTGCGGATCGGCAAGCCCAGGTGGTTGTGCTCCCACCAGCGATGATTGCCGTCGAGGATGTAGCCGTCCTGAGCCACCAGAACCGGCTTCTTGAGACAAAGCGGGTCCATGTGGCGGGCGCGGTCGTGGTCGATGCGCTGATGGGGCTGCAAGGTCGACGGGTCCACCTCGGCATAGCTCCAGGCATGGCCATGCTGTTGGACGTATTGCAGCAGTTCGAAGTAGCAGTCCTCGTCCACCTGCGGCATCAGCGGCCGGGGGACGTAGAAGGGCTCGAACTCACCGCCCAGACGATAGGCGCCGTCGACGCCAGTGGCTCCGCCCTTGGGAGCTTGGATGATGTGCTCGGTCATCGGCGTGCCTCCTTGTCGAACTTGGCGATCTTGGCCGGCGTGTAGCCAGCCAGGGCCAGGATGCGGCGGGCACCCTCGCGGTTGCCGGCGCCGGTGAGCAGAGTGCGCTCAGCGGCGACCAGCTTGGAGATGAGTTTCTGAGTAGCCAAGGGTGAAAGTCCTTAGTTGCTGTCGAGGCCTCCTATCTATGTTGTCCTGAGAGCGTTGACAAGTGAAAAATGACAGTAGATGCGATTATTTTTCTGGTTAGGTAACTGTCCAGATGTGGTCAGTTACCTTACTGGCGGTAAGGTAACTGTCCTGGAAAAGAAAAAAGGCCCGCCGGAGCGGGCCAGGTCTAGGAGGCTAGGGGTTGGGCTTGGCGCCGGCAGCTCGACGTTCGGTGACGCGGCGTTCGACCCACTCGCGAAGAGCCAGGGCAGCGGCGGTATGCTGGCCCCGGCGGTAGGTGTGGCCGGTGATTTCGTTGGCGGCCTTGAGCATGGCGGTGGGCGTGTAGGCCCGGTTCACCTTCATGCCAGTCTTGGCATACAGCTCCAGCGCCTTCGCGATGGTCAGGGCGCGGTAGCCTTCGACGTCGAGCGGGGTGTCTTGGGTGATGGTGGTCATGGGGGTCTCCTTGCTGTCGAGGTCCCCAATGTATGTTGTGCTGAGACAGTTGACAAGTGAAAAATGACAAGCCCATGTCGATTTACCTACCTTACTGGTAAGGCCAGCAGATGGTTACCTTACCGCCAGTAAGGTAACTCAAGGCAAGGGTAGCTGCGCCCCTCACGGGGCGCAGCAGCTCAGCCTGTCATGTTGACGGAGCGGACGATCCAGCCGGCCTTGTGGGCGACACGGGCGGCTTGATCGCGGTTGTTGGCGTCGACCTCGATGATCGCCTCGCTGCCCTTGCAGGCGAGGGCCTGGGGCATGTCGACGTAGACGTCGTAGACGTGTGCGGTCCTGGGACCTGATTCGAGACGGATGGGGAGGCGCATCAGAGTCCGGCGTCCCTGGGGGAACCGCCAAACACGGGTTCCTCGATATCGCCTTCGTAGATGGGCTGAAGCTCAAGGTCGAGGCCTTGCGCTTCCGAGACCAGGCGCCAGTCTTCGGCGTATTCGGGCGGGATAATCGCATAGCTGGGATTGGCAGTCGGGTCGTCGTCGTCACCCGCGATATTGACGCCATCGCGGGCGAACTGATAGCCGAGCAATTTTCGGCCGGCTTTCGCCTTCTCGATGGTCACGCCATCGTAGAGCTGTTTGACGTAGATGGGCGCACCGGTGTCGGTGCGGTTGCCCTCGATGAACCAGTCCGGCTCAGCAACCGAACCGTGATTGATCGCGGTCTTGACCGTGGCGATGACCGTGCGGCCACTCTTGATTAGGCGGATCGTGTCTCCGGGGTTGAACATGTAGTCCTCCTTGCTGTCGAGGCCCTATACATAGACGCCGGCAAGTAGGTTGTCAACCCTCTAATGACAGCTATTCTAGAGCGCGGAGTTACCTTACTGCGAATAAGTCGCAACAATTTTACCTGATCGAATACTGTAACGCTGTCACAGACTGTATGAAGCGTGACAAGAATACGCGGGTGGCCAGGTCCAGGTAGGCCCTGTCGCCTTACTGCGACTCGTTCTCAGTGAGGTAACTGGCGGTAACCTTACTGCGAAAACCTGGCCGGCGCGGCTACCTTACTGCGAGAGCAGGCTCGCGAGCGCTCGCGCTCGCCGAAAAACGTAAGCTCGTCAAAACGCTCTCCCGTCAAAACGAGTTCGCGTCAAAACGGCCGCTCGTCAAAACGATCTTGAGTCAAAACGATCTTGAGTCAAAACGCTCGCTGGTCAAAACGCTTGGGCGTCAAGTCTTCATTCGCAACCGGATCACCACCAGGTCGTCGCTCGTGCTGTAGGAGAGCGACTGGTACATGCCGGCCTCGGCCTGCACGGCGAAGACCTTCAGGCGCCGGGCGGCCTCACCAGGCGTGGCGTCGTAGCCGGTGACCGTGGGAGTTACCTTACTAGGCGCCGCCTGGGGCCGGCGGAAGGCCTCGGCGTCGGTGGCATGGATGGTTTGAGGCATGGTCACCTTACGGCCGCCTGACCCAGAATTGGATGGGACCGGGAAAATGACCAGATTTTGGGTCTGAATATTTTGCCCTGAAGACCGTTCTTTTGGCCATCTGACGGCAAAATATGCCTCAAGAGTAAGGATGGTGATCGATACCACAGCGGCGATGAAGACTACGACGGTTGTATAACTGATTGAAATCATTATGAAATAATCGTTCTTGTCATGCTTCATAGATTCTGTGACAAGCCCTGCCGGGCTGGGTGGTGTCCGCTGTCCGAGGACCTAGGACGAGGTCTTATCGCCTCGCCAGGCGGCCGGCGCCGTGGGCTCGGTCTGCTGCATGCTGACGGTCATAGTGTCCTGGACGATCTCAGCAGTGCGAGCAGCTCCAAGGGCTTTGGCGAAGGCCGGATCGACGGTCACGCTGTAGGTGACTCCGCCAGGGATGTCCTCAGCGAAGTCCTGAGTCCAGGTCTGGCGTTGCGCTGCGATCTCATTGAGCACCAGGCGGCGCTCGCGCCGGCCAAGGACCCAGAGTCCGATCCCAAGAAGGGTGATAATGGTTAGAGCAATCATGATTTAGAAAATTCCTGTCAAAAATGGGTTAATTTTGAGGGTCCCTGGCACTAAAATTCCAAATTTTGAATTTTCAGGGTCCCTAATTATGGATTTTTGGGGTCCCTAAGGGTAAAATTTGATGGGTCCCCATGGAAAATTTCCAGGGTCCCCGTTTCGCAGTAAGGTAAATTCGAATGGGCCCCTCGCAGTAAGGTAACTGGCCTGCGGTGGACGGTTACCTTACCCCTGCACGGCCTTCTTCGTGCCGAAGCGGGTGCGCTTGGTGCGAATCCAGCGCAGGTACTGGCTCATGGCGTCGACCTGGTCGTCGTGGTTGCCTTCAGGGAACTGGCTCACCTCTCGGATGAACAGTCCAACCCAATCGGCATGCGTCGGCAGGTAGACAGAGCCCTCTTCGATCATCGGCGTGACGTCGTCAAAGCGTACCGCCTTGCCTTGCCGGCTGTCGACGCTGATGCCTACCACGGGACACGGCGCCTTGCGCGCCTGGTAGTCGGAACCGCCCCGATTTTGGATGTAGGAGGTCCCATTTCCCTTGTCTTCGACGATGATCGTGTCGGTTTGCCACTTCCTGGCCATCCGTTCGATGTCTCGCTGAAGCTCCGGGTACTCGCACTTCAGGCGCTTCTGATCCATGAGGTAGTGTTTCTCGCCATCGGCCGATTGACCCCAGACCTGCATGACCGTGAAGTCGGCCCGCTCGTTGTCTTTGGTGGCCGTATCGACGCTCAGAGTGACCCGGCGGAAATACTTTTGGCGATCTACAATGACGCCTCCAGTCTCCTTATCAATACTTCCCGCTTCACGCGCCTCACTGAGCGCCGACTCGGTCCGATGCGGGAGCACTTCGTAATAGTTGAAATGGCTAGCGATGGATTCTTCGCTCGCGGCGTCAGCGCTTTGCTGGTAAAGCAGGTTAAATCTTTGAAATTTAAGGGAAATTTTCTTGTCAAGAAATTCGGAGATGGGATAGAAGTCCCAAAGCACTTCGCCAACTTGTCTACCAATAACGTCGTTCTCTTCATCGAAACAGACGGCGGGCGCAGCAATGATCAAGTATTGTTTGTCTGGCGGAAAGCTTTTATTTAGTTCAGTAAGTTTTCCTGTAAGGTCTTCCTCATGAAACCGAGTCATGATTACGAAGATTTTACCGCCCGGAAGCAAACGGCTATTGATGTCTGTCAGGAACCAAGTATTTACTTTCTCGCGAATAGTCGCAGATTCCGCATCCTCGATCTTCGAATACGGATCATCGACGACAATGAAGTTCGCGCGGAAGCCGTGGACACCTTGGCCCACCCCCTTAGCAACGTACTGACCTTTTCTTCCGGCGATCCTCCACTGACCTTTGGCTCGCATGGTGGGATCAATAAGAACGCCAGGGAATACTTTCTGGTACTGGGGCGAGCCGATCAGAGTACGGTTTTTCGATGAGAATTCGTTCTCGACGAAAGTCTGACCGTGGCCGCCGCCAATGACCTGGAGATCGGGATTGCGTCCCATCCGCCAGACCACATAGAGCCGGCTGGCGTAGGTCGAGTTGCGCACGGCAATGCCAGCCGCGACGAACGAGTGGTCCTCTTCAACAGTGAGGCAGGCGCAGGCGCCAGGTTCAATCGTATCCGTGCGAAGCACCGGGTCGATAACATTCAGGGCCAGACCCTGTTTGGATTCGAGAGGGTCCTTCTTGACCGCGTTGACGAAGGGCGCACGATAGCCGTTGAATTTGATGCCAGCCGCGAACATGGCGGCGATTCCCTTGTGATTAATCTCCAAGGTCGGGCGTCCACCCCACAGCGGATCGGGCGGATAGACAGCGGCATTGACCCCGACCCTGGCAAGTAGATGCTGCACGTCCAACAGGAAGGCCAGCGAGCGCGCGTAGCAGACCAGGGTCGCTTTCGAGTAGCGTTGGGGGACCTCAGCGCGTTCGGAAAGGAAGATCGACAGCCAGGAGACGATGTCGCCACGTGTAGCAGCCATAACGAACTCAGGCACACGGCGGTCGTTAGCCTGGACGGTTAATCCGATAAGATCGATCAGGTCGCGGTTCTTGGTGGGAGGAATGCGGAAAGCGATGCCGCCATCAGGTCCCCGGATCGGCGCTTTGCTGTAGGCTCGGCCGGAGTCGTCGAATAGGGCGAGGAGAGGGGCAGCACGCTTCACCGGCACCCACAAGATCGGATTCAGGATGCGCTTCTCGGCTGTGCTCGACTTCTGCTTACCCCAGCTCGTGGTGCCGTACGCGCACCACCATGCCGACAAGGCGATGGCGAAGGGATCACTCTTGTAACGCCCGCTGTTGTCGTGGGCACGGCCGGCGACAACGTACAGGTCCGTGCCAGGACGCAGCTTTTCAGCCTCAGTCCATTCATCCGGGTCCCGCTTGGTCAGGAACGGATGGTCGAGCGCGGAGTCGATGGTGCGACCCGACTTGGTCGTGATCTTGACCATCGGCAGCACGCCTTGGTCGTGGTAGGCGGTGACGGTGCGGGCGATACCCTTGTGGCTGATCACCTTGTCGCCGACCTTGACGTCGCCAAGACGCTTCCAGGAGCCATCCGCCATCAGCACCGGCGTGTCGACCGACAGCGGCTTGGCGTGGCCAGGCGGCACGTTGAGGATCAGGCGCGACAGGTCCGGATTGGATTCGATCTCCTGGAGCTTCTCCGTCAGCCAGATATGCCACTTCGATTCCGGAGGTTCCTCCGGGTTCATGACTTCGCAGAAGGCGTTGAAGTCATCACGGGCGAGCGGATAGAGGCGTTCGAGATGCTTGTCCTTGACGCTTTGGCTGAGCTGGGACAGCGCCTGGGCGCGCTGCGACATGTCGCCAGGCAACTTCAGCGTCTGCATCTGCTGCTCAACATTGTCGGGCAGGATCAGGCCGCGCTCGGCAGCCTGCCGAGCCTGAGCTTCGAGACTGTCAAGCTGACGGAAAACATAACGCGCACGGGCGCGTTCCTCCATCGTGTACACCGGAGCCATCAGAAGCGACCCTTTGCGGTTCTGTTGATGTTGGTCTTGGTCCGACGTTCGGGCATTTCGCCGTGCTCCTCATCCGAATCGTGACAGGCATCGACGTCGACCTCGTCAGTCAGGGCGACATCAGTCTCCGATCCGGTTTGCAGGCGCCGCTCGGCGGCCAGCTTCTTGCCGGAGTCGAAGCCTTCGATCAGGCGGATGGCTTCATCGGTGGGCGGCGCCAGCACCTTCATTGGATCGACGGCGTCATCGCTCTTGCCAAGAATCGCTTCGAGAGTGTCGAGGTTGAAGGTGTCGCTCATCATCTCGGCGTTCGGATCAGCAGCGGAGCCGCCCTTGAACATGCCGAATTCTTCACCGATCAGCTTCAGCGCCTCGTTGGCGTCCTTGTACTCGCCGTCGCTCATGGCGAGCTGAGCATTCTCGGAGAGCTTAGTCAGCACCCAGGCCTTACCGACGCCAGTCATCTGGCCGATGACCTTGGAGGCTTCGACCGCAGCGTTGCGCGCCATCTCCCGCTTGAGGCGCAATTCTTCGATCAGCTCGTCACGGCGAGCTTCAATCTCAGGGGTCTTCTCCAATTCCGCAGAGGTGGACGATCCAGAAGCATAACCGGCCGAAAGCGCTGCTTTGGCCGGCGAGAAGCCCTTGGCTCGGTAGGTGGCGTAGAGTTCGTGCCGTTCGTTGAGTAGTTTAGGCATCAGGTTCCTCCCTGTTAGGCGGCTTCTTTCGAGTATTCTGGCCGCGTTGTCGGGGATCAGACTGCCGGGTTGCTTGCAGAAGGCGCTTTGCTTCAGCTTCAGACTTGACTGAGTCAAGCATAGCCTCGAAAGCATCGACCGCGTTGCTTCTGGCGTCATTGAGGATTTCATCCTTGACGCCTAAGGTGATGAGCTGAGCGTACCTGGCTACCATCTCGTGCCAGGTCTTTATTGAATGTTCAGTAGCCAATTCTCGACGACCAGCGTGTTTAGCTGCATCACCACGATCACGCATCGCCTTTTACTCCAAGGTACGCTTTTAGATACTCATACACAGCAAGCAATTTGACCTTCGCCATCTGCTCTTGCTCGGTTAATACTTCAGGCTCTTCTTCCTCATCTTCTTCGAGAGCCTCAAGGGGGACGTGCGATGCGCCCAGGCCGTCATCTGAGACCTGAAGCTGACTGGCCGGCATGATCAGGCAGACATGATCATCCTCCTCATCAGCCATAGGCGAGCCAAAGCCCATGCGGCCCAGTTTGATCGGCATCAGCACCCGCAACATCATGTCGCCGCGATGGTCGAACACGCCGGTCTCAATGATCTTCGGTTCGCGAGGCGTCTCATAGACGATGTCGGCGGTGGCCTGGCCGTTATGGTAGTCGTCGGTGGCAGGGGCGAAGTAGGCTTTGGTCCATTGCGGGCGAGCGATGGCGTACTGTGCGCGCAGCGCGCCGGTGGGGAGATAGCGAGCCATGAGCTTAGGCATTGAGCGCCTCGATGGGATACTCGGTTACGCGGATGGTTTGCGTCGGGCTCAGGCGCAGCATCAGGAGGCCGTAGAAGGCCAGCAGCGAGGCTTCCGCCCGTCCGTCATAGGCACCGCCACGCGGGCCGTAGAAGGCGCTGTGGGCGCTTGGGAAGAGCTGGGCGGCCCTTGTGGTGGCTTGGCGCTTTTCGGTTGGTGTTTTTGTCTCTCGCTTCCAATCCTGCGGACGAGGGAGCGTGAGTTGGCATCCAGAAGCCAGGAGTGCGGTGCGAGCGCATCCGAACCCATCACCAAAGCTAAAAGCGGAGGTTACCCCTTGCTGAGGTGAGGCGGTGACATTCTCCAGGAAAGCATGATCGGGCTGGGCGACGCGGATTGCCTGAAGCAGACCGCCAGCCGAGACTTTCGATTTGCCCTTGACGCCCGCTTCCAGTGGCATGTCGATCACGGCCAGCGTCCATTGATCGGTATCGATCAGGGCAATGGCGCCCTGAATGCCGGGATCGATGCCAATGATCCTAGTCATCGGCGGTGCGCCGAAAGGCCGGGCGTGAACCGCCGAACTGCGCCTTTGTCAGATTGTTGATGACGTCCTCGGCAGGGACGAAAAAGGCGCGATCCTCATAGCCGGCCCTGGTCGCCCAGGCCGAGGCTTCACTGCGGACGACGCCGATGACGGTGCCGGCCAGGACGGTGTTCTCGAAACCCGCCCATTCGATCTCGTCGTTGACCTCAGCCGGGAACCGGTAGCCGGTGCGGACAACCCATTCGGTCGTCTCCAGCTTAATGGCTTCGGGGATGGTGCGCTGCCATTCATGGATCAGGTGGGTGAAGGAGTAGTCGATAGGCCAGCCAAAAAAGCCGGCAAGGGCGAGGCCAACGCGGAAGGCGTCGGCGCCTTGCTGGCGATAGACCTGCTTGATCGCCCACAACGCCGCCGTCTCATCAGTCCGAGGCACACGCCGAATCACCCACTGGAGAATCGGCTCCTGAAAGTCGATCAGACTGCGGTCGAGCACACGCTCACTGTAGGCCCCAGGGCGAGGATCGCCATCAGGTTCCGGGCGCAAGCGCACCGCAGATACTGGGACAATGACTTGGGACATTCAGCCAATTTGAGTAATCTAAACAGGCTCTATTGACCCACATCGTTGCTGACGCGTCAAGATTCGCGTCATTTAAGCCAATACTTCTGATTTCTAGAATTTCTGGGAGTCCCCGCCCACACCCGCTATAACGCGCGCTCCGCGCCCGTTATCTACGCCTGCGTGTCAGCCCATTTGGACCACTTGGATTTTGGACCACTCGAACTTAGCTCGGACCGTCGACTGGCTCAGGCCGTCGACCTGCCCCACAACCACTGGCTTACACATCAGCCATACCCAGCATTATGGACGACACGTAAGTCACTCACGAAAATGGAGTCCATGAGTTTCCCCATGGACTCCATCCCCGGTGTGTTGAGTCGGCAAGGACTACAACACCCACCGCCAATCCACCGCCTGGGCGGTGAATGCCAAGCTCAGGAGACCGTACCGAAACCAGGCCACGATCAAGTCGTCTGTCTACGGGACTAGGTTATAGCCCCATCATCGCG